CAACCCACTTGCGCCTTCTGGGTTCCCTCGCAGCTTTGAATATACTTTCCCATTCTCTTGGACGTACGCCAACCCATCCTCCAGCATGATGAATACATCTGGGGCTATCTCTGCGCACAGTCCATCGCCAGTACATAGGTCTTGGTCAATCCATACTCGCATTATTTTTTACCATTTCGTTTTTTTAATAATGCGTCAAAATCTTTTATTTTGGTTTCCCCCATATAACCCCATGCATAGCCTTCATCAATCAATGTTTGGTTAATGGAAACTTTGTTATCGTCAAGAAATACCCAGCCTAAAATCCGACCATATTTTTCGGAGCTGTCAGGTTTTTCTGTTTTGATTACAATTTTTGTAGCGGCATCAATAGCTTTCTTTAATCTATCTTTTACTTCCAACCCCAATTCTTTTTCTTTTTTATCTGTTGTCCGAGACTCTGGAGTGTCAATACCAGCAAGACGAACTCGCTGATAGTAAGAAATATTAAACCCCAAATCAATGTCAACATCAATCGTGTCCCCATCAACAACTTTCAAAACTTTTTTTACGCGATACTCGTACATTACTGATTCTCCAAATGGTCTGGGATTCCATTGCCATCTTTATCTTCATCAGATTTTTTTGTTTTCATTCCATTAGACATAACCAAACCGCCAAGACTTCCTGTTAAGAAAACAGTAAGCGTTTTGAGCAAATCAATGAAAGCGGAATCGTTTGGCGATTGTTGACCGATTGGCTGTGTAACAAACATCAAAGCATATACAAAACCAATAACCGTGATAGCAAAAACTGCTGCCAAAATAATTGCGACACCAAAAATCATTCGGGCATGCAGCTGTTCGGATGTATATCGTTCTTTATTAAAGAAACTCATTATGGGGCCTCCTTGATCAAGTCCTCTGTGCATGTGCCACTAGGCACACAAATAGGTGGATTACATTCTGGGTTTTCCCAGTTCTTATACTCTTGACATGAGTAGCGGTAACTACCGTCATACCCACAAGAAGTGAGGAACATTATGGCAAGAAAAGTAAATAAAAATATATAAATCCGGGTTATCTTTTTCACCCTCACATTATAGTTTAAAATTTATTTTTTAGATAAATCTTGAAAATTTAGATAATTTAATTGTTTTTCATCACCACAGCTTTTATAAAAAAAAGAATTAAAAGATAAACTTATACGTTTTTTAGAAACAGTTTTAGGGACTTCATGCATGAGAGATGAGCGAAATAATAACAAACACCCTTGCTTTGCTGGCATAAACCAAGAAGTTGAATTCCAGTCATTAAATACTTTATCTGCTTTATTCGTGTAATAAATATCTTGCGTTGTTGTTTTCAAAAATCTTATATCATCCGTTTCTTCTGTTTTAATAAAAAAAACACCACTAATAATACTATTCGGATGTGTATGGCAATGATGAGACTCGCCTTCGTGTGTTAAGTTTAACCAAGATTGAGTTATGAACATTTCAGATTGCTGACCTTCGGTGAATTCATAAAAATGGTGCAAAGAATCTAAACAAAAAGTATTTAAATTTTTAAGTTTTTTATTTTTTAAAACGTAAGTATCCGAAGAATGACGATTTTTAAAATTGTCTGTAGTATCTAGCAATATTGAATCAATACATTGTAATTCTTGATCGGTAAAATCTCGTTCTAAATAATAAACACCTAGTGGCTCTGGGAATATGCTGTGTACTTTGGCAGAGCTCATGATTTTAGTATATCATCTTTAATTAAATATTTATATCTTCTACTCGTATCCAAGATGCTGTTTCTTCATCCCAACGGTACCAGCCATCCGTTGGTGCTTCAACTGGCGGTTGCCAATCATTATTAGAATCAAGCAGCCAAGAAGGATAAGGTTGTGGGGCAATGAATATATCATTTTCTACTGAATAAGTATATCCCGGTGGCGCATACTGTTTGCGAAAATTATGATTGTATGATGTTTGTTTCCATTCACCATCAAAACCTAATATGTTAGCAATAAATTCTTGCCCTACAGATTCGCTATCTGGATAAGTATCACCGCAAACATCATTATTAATTACAATTACATTTGTAACAACGTTGTTTTCAATTTTAGCAAAGTGAGCCATACATGCTCCATTCGTCAAGACGATTGCATTCTTTAATTAATTCATCAGGCAAATCTATACTTACTGTACGCCGACTAATTTGTGGGCGAACATCATGCTGGCCGATAAGGCCATATACAGCATCATTTTCTTTATGATGATTTATGATGTTATCAAGGTCATGTACGAAAGGTTCCCAACCGCAGTGGTTATAAATACGGTCAAGTGATGCCTGTGTGTTGTCAACAAGATCATCGTAAGTTACAAACAAAAACTCGCCGTTATTATTTTTTCTTGCCCATTCAACACCGGCAAGTGAACGCATAATTGGTTCACTACCATCTTCAAGTATCATTTCTACATCCGACCAACCGTTTGCTTTGCGTAAAGCTAAAAATGAAGCAACAATCTCAACCATCGGTCTAACAAGCACAATTATTTTTGGTGGGTTATTAAAGTAACGGTTCAAGATTTCAACATTAGCTGCCAAAGTCCACGAACGGCATTTATCAACAACAATCGGTTTTGTTACATCAGCATAGTAAATATGCGGTATTGGTTTAACTAGAGCGTCAAGAATATCTTTGTTGGATGCTTTAAGTTGTTCAGAGTTTACAACTGACTGCTGCATATCCCACATCAACTGACAAACTGCTGAATTACCTTCAGCATGTATTTCAGGATTTTGTGACAAGATAGCCGACAACAAAGTTGAACCTGTGCGTGGTAATCCACTAAGTGCTACAAATTGTTTAATCATGACCAAATTAGCGTACCAGAGCCAGTAAAACGATAAATTGTATCAGCCCCACTTGTTGTGATACCTGGTGAACCAGTTGTTGAAGTTGCTGCAGCTGCTGTTAAGACTCTAATAATAACCACACCAGAACCACCTCCACCGCCACCGTAATGAGGGCCGCCCCAGCTTCTTCCGCCTCCGCCGCCACCTCCTCCAGTATTTGCACTACCACCTGCGCCACCGCTACCAGGGTTCCCACCGTAAGAATTTGAACCAGAACCGCCAGAGCCTCCGCCATCAACGCCACCAAAACCACCACCTGGGTTATATCTTCCACCACCGCCTCCACCACCGTAACCAACATTTGAACCACTAATAGTAGTTTGAACACCGCTTTGCCCCGAACGAGCACCGCCACCAGCGCCTCCGTCAGCACCGCCTCCAAAACCACCGCCTGCACCTCCACCACCAGAGCTATTACCCGCAGCGCCAGCATTACCGCCAGCGCCAGCATTACCGCCAGCAGTGCAGGTTTTTGTTACGGAATTATCAGAAGCAACTATAGCCATGCTACTTGACCCACCAGCACCACCAACAGTTACTGTTATTACGCCTGGACCGGTAAAAGGTATTGTGGATTCAAGAGCCCCATTACCACCTGTTTGACCTTCTGTACTACGAATACCACCACCGCCACCACCGCCGCCTTGTTCATAATTCCAGTAAGGTGGTGTTACAGCACTTCCGCCACTTCCTCCGCCTGCAACTACTAAAAATCTAGTGACTACAGCAACCCCACCAGCGCCACCACGTCGCCAACCATCTATTTGAAATGTTGAATTAGGACTTTTAGATCGTGGAGACAACGCTCCACCGCTAACCGCCTTACCACCTGAAGTGTTTCTAAATACTCTTGACATAATTACCTATTAAGATGTAATTCTATTGCAATATCCGTAAACAACAATACTTGTGTTTGTTGCAGCATAAGCTGTAATTAGTTTTGGTGTAGCATGACCAACTAACAACAAACCCGGAACAATCAAATAAAGACCGCTTTCGGCTTTAACTGTAAATTCAATTTCGTTTGTTCCAGCAGTGACACCACCATACTGCATCGTTAATTTACGATCAGTAGTGTCGTAGTTAACTGCATAAATCCAAACTTCATCAGTGACGTTAGTGCTACTTGAGCCGGTATGAATTGTTGGACCGGCTACGCCGACTGAGCCTGAGCTAATCAGAATTCCCATTCCGGTAGTGTTGCCACTTAGAGGTATTTTGCTATATGTTGCCATTATTTGTCTCCTTTATTATCCAAATACTTGTGTACTTAAAATTATTTGATCATCTTCATGACCAGATGATGCCGCAGTCAAACGACCTTGAGCATCAACTGTAATTATTGCTTGTACATAAGAACCAGCTGTTACTGCTGTATCTGCAAGTTTTGCCGCAGTCACAGCATCATCAGCAATTTTTGCTGTTGTAACGTTTGAGTCCAAAATCTTTACTGTAGTTACAGCATCAGAAGCAATCTTGGCTGCAGTTACGTTAGCGTCCAGAATCTTAACTGTAGTAACAGCATCACTTGCAAGTTTTGCTGCAGTAACATTAGCATCTAAAATTTTTGCTGTAGTAATAGCGTTTGCGGCAATAGCCCCTTGAATAGAACCATAAGCCAAGGAATTCCAAGCAGTAGAGCCGGTACCAATCTTATAAAAAGTAGTATCTGTTTCTAAACCCAGCTCACCTGCTGCCAAAATAGTATTAGCAGCGGTCCACTCAGCAGCAGTTGCTCTTCGGAATTGTATTTGTACAGCCATATACCTCCTATATTACACTATATATTCTTTATATGCCACCGGCATCAACTGAAGCCATGACAAGAAATTGAATTGTATCAGCTTCCCCGCCATCTAATACATCCGTAGACACATTAAGACCGCCACCACTAGATACAACACCGACTAAAACCCAACCAACACCGTTGTAATTCCAACTTTTACCAGCAGCGCTAAAAACATCGTTAGTTGCCGGATTATCAGGAAAATTAATAGCCATATACCTCCTATAATACCTCTTTGATAATTAATTTGCAATATTATCTACCTAGTTAAATTTATTAAAAACGCCTATCGCTTGTGGATAAAACTTAGAGTTTTTGACCTCAAATTTTATTTGTTCTACTTCTTGTTTTTTTGTCATTTCTGTTGCATTTTTGTTTAACTTATCTAAATCAAATTTGTTTAATTCTTTGTTTTTTATATTAAATATGTTGCACAAAAATCTTAAAACTGTTATTGGTTCTGTAATTAAAACAGGGAAAAGTACCGTTGGTATTTTGTTGTTTATGCATTGTTCGTAAAAAGCGACATACCATTCTGTAACTCTGTCAATTCTTTTTTCCCTTATGTCTTTATTGTAGATAATCCAACTTGCAATGCAATCTTCTGGTTTTCTAATAATTGTAAAACAGTTTGTTTTATTATCTAAAAACGAAGCCCTATGGTTGCCATCCCAATTTATTGTTACATTTGGTAAACAGTTTTCAATTAAATCTTTTGCAAAATGATTCCCAGAACGGGGGAAGGAACTAAAATTTATCTCTCCCACGACAGTGTAGATTCATTCCAAATAAATTCACCATCAAAACTTACTGGTTGAGGAGTTGGTGGTTGCCAATCATGATTTGAATCAAGTGTCCACGATGGGTATGGTTGCGGGGATATAAATACATCCGATTCAGCATCGTAGGTAAAATCAATACCTGCGAATTGTTTACGGATACTATGATTATACGAAGTGCGTTTGCAAGTTAAACCTTGATGCCAAGGTTGATTTTGATAGAACTGTTCCCAGGCTTCAGAAGAACCGCCAACTTCTACGCCGTTTTCTAATTGCGTAACTGTTTCGTCAACGCCAACAATGACATTGACGACAACATTATTTGAGTCAATAAATGCGTAATGTGCCATTATGCCCAACTCACATTGCCTGAACCAGCAGTAATTGTTGCTCGTTTGTAACCACCTGACGCAGCGGATTCCGTGCCTGTTAAGCCTGCGCCAAGAGTGATTGTTTTTGTATCTGGGTAGCGCAAGATAATTACACCGCTACCGCCGCTACCACCATTTGCTGTAGCAGCGTGGTTAGCACCACCACCTCCACCGCCAAGATTTGCTGTACCCGATACTGCGCTTATGCCTTGATAAGTTGAAGCACCGGCACCTCCACCACCAGCACCACCAGAACCACGAGAACCGCTTCCGCAACGAACTCCATAGATTGAACCACCACCGCCGCCACCGTATGTTACAGACGAGCCAGTAATGTTATTGCTTGCACCACTACCACCGTTACCAGCGGCTGTACATTCGCTACCGCCGTTACCATTTCCGCCTACTGCGCCCGTACCGCCACCACCACCTGTTGTTCCATAAGAACTTGTATTACTAGGTGTTCCGCCAGCATAACCTTGTCCAGCAGTACCAGCAGCACCAGCACCACCGCAACCGCCAGTACCGCCATCAACTGCTTTACTTCCCCCCAAACTAGTAATAGTAGAAAAAACAGAACTCGCACCATTTGCACCTACTCCGCCAATCCCTACACCGCCTGCACCGCCTGCTCCTACGGTCACAGCATAGTTTGTGCTTAGCAAAAGCGATAATGATGATTCAACTGAACCGCCACCGCCTGTTGCTGAGACACTTGAACGCAAACCACCCGCTCCAGCGCCACCTTGATAGTAAGCACCATTACTTCCACCACCGCCAGCAAGAACGAGATAATCAACTGTCATTGCTGTTCCAAATGAAAGGGCAGAAGATTCTGTTCCTGCACCATCATTGTTTACTGCTTTAATTTTTACATAATAAGCTGTACCAGTTGTCAAGCCAGAAATTGTGATTGGGCTTGTAGCATCCGAGGGGCTGAGCGCTGTAAAAGAACCATAGCTAGAACCACCATTCGTTGAAAGCGCATACTGGTAGTTGGAGATTGCACTTCCGCCCTGATCGCCTGGTGTAAATGAGATAGCAACAGAAGTTGTTGTAATACTTCCAGCACTCAAGGAAGTTGGAGCATCAGGTGTAGCAAGAGTGGTCACTGAAGTAGCAGATGACGCAACTGAATCACCTAAATCATTAACTGCTTTCAATGTGATGTGATAAGTAACTCCAGCAGTTAAGCCAGAAATAGTTATCGGGCTTGTAATATCCACGGGGTCTACAGCAATTGGTGAACCATAAGTTGAACCACCGTTTGTAGAAAGAGCATATTTATAATTAGTAATAGGTGAACCATTTGCTGCACCAGGAGTAAACGAAACAGAAACAGAAGTTGTGCTTAAAGCAGTTGCGCTCAAAGAAGTTGGAGGCTCAGGTGGAGCCATCGTAATATTCAACCAAGAAGCCCCATCCCAAACCTGAATCTTCTTAGTATCGGTCAAGAAAACTAATTGACCCGTAAAAGGACTGGTAACAGCAGTGTCTCTATTGGCGGCTGTGGTAATAGTTACTGCTGAAAGAGTTGTTCCAAGTTTTGCTTGAGTAACATTAGCATCTAAAATTTTTGCTGTTGTAACAGCATTAGAAGCAATCTTTGCGGCAGTTATAGAACCATCGGCTGGAGTTAACGAAATATCGTTGCCAAGTTTTGCTGCTGTAACAGCGCCATCGGCAATCTTTGCTGTTGTAACAGCATCAGCATTTAGTTTTGCTTCAGTTACGGCTAAGTTATTTATCTTTGCTGTTGTAATTGCACTATTTGCAATTTCAGCAGCAACAATAGTTCCGTCAGCAATTTTTGCGGCTGTAATAGATCCATCTGCTATTTTATCTTCCGTAATACTTCCCGTAGCAATTGCAGAAGCAAGAGCGCGGACAACCCACGCTGAGCCGTTATAAGACCAAGTTTGTCCATTGACCGTAAAAAGATCATTGACTGAAGGAGAATTAGGAAAATCTAAAGCCATTAGTTACCTCAAATACTATGTATTATCATACCACGCTGTTCAATCTTTGTCTAAGATAAGCGCACTCTAAAGCCAAAGCTTCTTCGTAACGAATACCATATCTACTGCCAGCGGCTTCAAATTGTTGAACAACTCCTACACCTTCTTCAATTTTCTCTTCTTGTTCTTCCCACTCATCATAACAAAGAATACCGTATGCAAAAGGATCAACACCTTCAGCCTCAAATGCTTCCTTAACTCTCTGAGCAACTAACCCAATATGCCATCTAGCCCCGTCACCTTTTTTCACAACAGCATCTTTAAATTTAAACTGCTGATATTCAACATTACCCCAAGCCCGCAAAACTGCTTCATTGATGTCGCCAATTTGTTCTTTTTCTCTTTCATCAGATGTGTTAATAGTTCCTGTTGTTGCATAAACAATTGTCCATCTGCGTGATGGACCTCCAAGAGTATATTCGTCATCAGTTCTTGGGCGTAAAGTTTGTGTATCCGTATTTGAAGCAAAGAAAGTTACTGTTGCGGTTCCGTCAGTAGTTGTACCTCCGGTTGCTTGGATTCTTGCATCATAATCGTTTACCGCCTCAGCATTACCTGAAGTATGGAGATCCATAGTCCAAGTTGCCGCAGTGTTTTGTTTACCAAGTTCCATTGTTCCATCGGCACGAATAAGTGCTGAACGCTGACTAGAAATGTATGCATCAATAACATTCGTGCCGCCTGTGTAATACAAAGCAGTATCTGCATCATCTACTCTTAAACCAACAAAACCTGAACCACGAGCAACAAAGAAACTTTGAACTTTATATGTACCAAGATTCACGGCATCAAAACCCCACACATAGTGTGAACCACCAGAAGCGGCAGTTGACGCTTCCTTGTTATCAACAAGACCCAATTCAAAACCAGTCATTGCTGATGCATGCGATGAAGCATCCATTAAAACATTTGCATTATGTGCCCACACTTTTGTGAATGGGTTTACATAAGCAGTTGCTGATCCAGATGGTGTAGAAGCAGATTGAACTGTGCCGTTGGCGAGATACCAACCCTCAACCGTGATGCTTGAACCATTTGCTGCCCAATCAGTGATAAATCCGCTGTACTTTGTTGGACTGTGAGCAGTATCAATAATCATTCCCTTGCGCAACAATTTTAAATTTGTAGAACTTATTGCTGAAGCCGGAACAACTGTAGTAGCAGTATATGTTGCGCCAGCCAATGTTAATGTTGGTGCAGGGGCGTATACATCAGCAAACATTGAAACAGCATCCCTGTCTGTATAGGTAGAAAGATCTGCTTCATTTGCTAACCCAAGAACTTCGGCGGCATCATTATAATTTGAACCATTCGGATACAAACGAACAGCAAATCCGGTTGCATTATCTTCATTACCAAATGGCGCTTGCGTAATTCTTTGCCCATGACGAAGAATCTCGCCATTCAAATATTCTGGATTTAAGATGCGAGCACCTCTATCTAGCACCCAAATAACTTCACGCCCACCTGTATCCACTAAAGTTGATAAAGCATAAACACCATCTGGGACTGTTACAAAAACAGAATTAGCTCTTGTAATGCCGTTATCAGAAAAAGTTACAGCCCCAGTTCTTGCTTGAGCAGCATTAGAGAAAGCGGTGGTGTTATTTGTTGTTCCGTCACCAACAGCACCATAATCAGAAACCGATACTGGCAAAGATGTTTTACTAACCTTAAGATCTAAACTTGTTACAACTGCTGGTTCAACAGCAATTGTTGAAATAGAACCAGCCATTGAGCTGTGATACTGGCAAGCATAATAAAGCGTATCTGGTGCATTTTGCGGAAGCTCTACAATGATTGTGCCATTGTCTGTTCCCCCGTTTGTAACACCTGTGCTGTAAACACTGCCTGATGCATATCCTCCAGAAACCGTTTGAATCCAAAATGGATGGCCTGATGCATTAATTATAATTTTATATCTTTTACCTTTTACAAAATGAATAGTCCCATTAGAAACACCATTAACTAAATACGCACCACTTCCGGAATTAGTAATATAATAATCAATACTGTTATTTAATTGTGTTTGAATTGCCGAAGTAACACCGTCTAAATATCCAATCTCGGTATCCGAGACATTAGCGACAACTGCTTGTTTATTGTTTAACTGAGTCTGAATAGCCGATGTAACGCCATCAAGGTATCCAATCTCTGTATCAGATACGTTTGCAACGACTGCCTGTTTGTTATCCAATTGTGTTTGAATAGCCGAAGAAACATTATTTAAGTAACTAAGTTCAGTAGATGAAACATCACCAATCGTTGTAGTGCTTGGAAGAACAATGTTTCCAGTAAATGTTGAGTTAGCAAGTGTTGCAAAACTGGCTGTAGAAGTTGATGAAGCAGCTGTGATTCTGCCTTGAGCGTCAACAGTAATATTTGTAGCTGTATACGACCCTGCTGTTACTGCTGTGTCAGCAAGTTTTGCTGCCGTTACAGCATCATCAGCAATTTTTGCTGTTGTGATCGCACTAGCAATAATTTTTGCTGCTGTTACAGCATCATCAGCAATTTTTGCTGCTGTTACTGCTGTGTCAGAAATTTTTGCTGTTGTGATAGCGCCAGCAGCAAGTTTTGCTGTTGAAATAGAACCATCAGCAATATCATTTGAAGTTATGGCTGCAGACGCAACTCCAGTATCTGCAATCCAAGCTGTGCCATTCCACACCCATATACGAGATCCGGCAGTAAAAACATCATTTACAGCCGGAGAGTTAGGAAATATGATAGCTGGCATTACAGTGTTACCTCATCCCAGCTTTGACTTTCTTCATTCCAAGAGTAATCACCATCTCCTGATGGGTAGGCAACGGGTGGGGTCCATTCAGTAGTTTCCTCATTAAGACTCCATGACGGGAAAGGTTTTGGAGCAATGAATGCATCTAACGATGAATTGTATGTATAGCCGATTCCAGCATAACGAACACGGATATTGTTGTTGTAAGATGTTTGCTTCCATGTCCCCCCCAAAAGATTACGACAGAACTCAGCACCTACAGCTTCTGATTCGTTACCATTTTCATCTTTACAATCATTATCGTGCACGACAATGACTCGTAATACGATATTATCTTCTCCTAGCTCTGCAAAATGTGCCATTACTTGCTCTCCTGTGTGTTAGTTATTTATTGTATGATATCAAAAATTCAGTAATTTGTCTATTGCTTAAAAGGTGATGCTTCCAGATGCAGTAAACGTATAGACTCTGTAACCCGTTGGATTCGTTACGGTTGGAGATCCGGTTGTTGCTGTTGCAAGCGGAAAGGTATCGGGATAACGAAGAATGACAACACCTGAACCCCCAGCGCCTCCGCCAGCAGTCCTAAATTGTGGTGAGCCTTCACCACCACCGCCACCGCCTCCACCTCCTGTATTAGCTGTTCCAGGGCTACCAGCAACAGATATGCCAGATGTTCCTGCTCCTCCACCTCCAGAACCACCAGAACCAGAAGAGCTGTACCCGCCAGCGCCACCGCCGCCCGCTCTAGTCACGGATGAACCAGTAATAGATGATGCAACTCCAGTACCACCAGTTAAAACATTGCCAGCAGCGCCTGCACCTCCACCGCCGCCACCTCGGTTGTTCTGAATTCCATTTGCCCCGCCAAACCCTTGATTTGCCGTTCCCGCCGCAGCCACTTGCTGAGAAGGTTGGTTAGTACCTCCACCGCCTCCACCGCCACTACCACCTACAACAGGGACAGCATTTTGCCCACCTGCACTACCGCCTCCAAGTGATGTTATTGTAGAAAAAACAGAATTAGTGCCAGAACCAGAAGCCGAATAACCACCTGCTGGATAACTTCCTGCGCCTACTCCGCCAGAGCCCACAGTTACAGTGTAGGATACGCCAGAAGATATTGAAAAAATTGATTCGGCAGAAGCGCCTCCACCAGATGTCGCTCCTGTTACATTTGTACGGTAGCCTCCAGCGCCTCCGCCTCCACCGCCTCCGCTATCTCCACCGCCTCCTCCTGCAACAACAAGGTATTCAACTGATGAAGGTGCCATTGCAGGAAAATTACTTCCCATCTGCGCTATTCTTTGTTGCTTTAAAGACCAACGACCATAAGCAGAAGAAGAAGAAGGGAAATCAGCCATTAGAAGGTTATACTACCAGAAGCGGTAAATGTATAAACTCTATAACCTGTTGGGTTTGTGACTGTTGGTGAACCAGTAGTTGCTGTTGCTAATGGCAAACTATCTGGATAACGAATAATAACCACACCCGAACCGCCGCTACCACCGAATGTGCCTGTGTTATAACCTGGGTCAGTGTTTGTCTTACCGCCACCTCCACCGCCAAGATTTACTGTACCTGCCGTACCCGATGAAGGAACTCCAGCACCGCCTGCACCACCACCACCAGCACCACCAGCGCCTGGGGTGTTTTGCGAGTCACCAGGTCTAAATCCTCCACCACCGCCACCGCCACGAGTTACCGAGCTGCCTGTAATGCTTGATGCTGAACCTGCACCACCAGCACCGCAAGTAGCGCCACTAACATTGCCACCAATAGCGCCAGCACCACCACCACCACCACAACCACGACCTCCACTGGAACCGCCATTAAACCCTTGAACAGGTGAAGCCGTGCGAGTTCCGCCACCAAATGAACCTTCACCTACACCGCCACCACCTGAACCACCGCTAAGACCAGCAGAAGCGCCAGTAGCACCACCACCGCCACCAGTGGAAGTAATTGATGCCAGAACAGAGTCGCTACCGTTGCCACCAGCGCCTGGGTTATTCACCGATGCTCCTCCAGCGCCAACTGTGACTGTATGGGCAACACCTTTTGCAAGCACTAATGCTGTTTCTAAAGTTCCACCACCACCGGTTGCAGTAACTGTGCTACGCAAACCGCCAGCACCACCACCACCGCCACCGTAAGTATTATTGCTACCAGCACCACCGCCAGCAAGAACTAAATAATCAACTGTTACTGCCATACTAGGCCAATTACTACCACTTACGGCAATGTATTGATCTTTTAAATCCCACACTCCACTTGCTGAAGATGCGGATGGAAACTGTGCCATTAGCTAATTTCCTCGTAGGAGCACACCGCCTCAAGGTCAGAGTTTGCTGATGCTGTTAAACGAAGAGAGTCACCCTCTTCTAGATAGAAAGATTTGTTAATAACATCTAAAACTGCATCAGCTGGAACAACAACGGTGTTCACGATACGATATGCAGTTGATGAACGAAACAAATCAATGGTAACATCTGCGTTATTTGTTCCGTCAACATTTGATACATAAAGAGCATTAACTTTAAAAACTTTTCCTGACGCACCACTGTTTGTAACGATTGCTGTTGCAGAAGTCGTTACAGCAAGAACTGCTGTTTTGCCCGTAATTGTTGCTACGTTTACTATATTTGGTGCTGCCATAATTTCTCCTTGTTAACCGAAAACAATCGCCATAGCGATTGCTTTACCCGTTGACGCTTTTGTATCCAACTGTGTTTGAATAGCAGAAGTTACACCGTCAAGATAACCGATCTCTGTGTCGGAAACATTTGCAACAACTGCTTGCTTATTGTTTAATTGTGTTTGAATAGCTGAAGAAACGCCATCAAGATAACCAATTTCGGTATCCGATACGTTTGCAACAACTGCTTGATAAACCGTTGGTGTAGCCCACTCAAGACCTGTTGCTGTACTAGAATTTGCTCTTAAAACAGTTCCGTTTGCACCAACTGTTAATTTTGAAACAGCGTTATCAGCTGTACCAGCAAGCAAATCACCTTTTGCATCAATAGTGTTTAATATAGAGTCAACAGGAGTAAAACCTATCTCAACCCAATTATTGCTATAATAAACAAATGTTGCGCCAGTAGATGAATCATACCAAATTTGTCCAGCAATTGGGTCTGCTGGAGCTGATGCTGAAACTTGAGCAGCCATTGCTGTTCCACCCAACTCAACCCAATGTGAATCATAATAAGTAAACGATTGAGCAGTGTCGGAATCAAACCACATTTCTCCTTCAATCGGAGAAGCTGGCGGAGAAGAACTTACAGTTACCGAAGTGATTCCTGAACCTGAACCGATTTCAACCCATTGAGAATCATAATAAACAAAAGTTTTACCGATATCTTCATCAAACCATAATTGACCAACCTCAGCAGAACCCGGCGGGTTTGCTGAAACAGTAGCACCGCTTACAACTGCTACATCAACTAAAGTTTGGCCGGTAAGATTAGGCATATTCAACACCGCTGACTGTGAATGTTACGGCATTAGCTGTTACCTGATCTACATGTAATTTACTGTTTGCCGGGATAACTACTGAAGTGTTATAGAACACAACATTATTTGACAACACATTAACATTACTCAAAATTTTATTATTAGCTGCAGGGGTAGCAGCACCTACAAGAATATGAATACTGCACACAGCGTTAGAGCTGGTTGTATTACAAAGGTTAATGTTTTTGATAATTGAATAATTTCCTACAGTATTAGCTGTAGTGTAAACATTAGAACCCGTAGAACTAGTTCCTATATAAAAACTTTTTGGTGTTAGATTGGCCATTTAAACCCCCATCCATACCAAAACTTCATTATCGTAAGTTGTGGTATTCATATCTTGTATAGTAATTGCATCAAGAACATGATCTACAAACGCCCCAGAGTTATGAGCAACAGCTGTTGTGCCATCATAGCCTCTTTGAGATACTGTAAAAACATTAGTTGATCTAGACGAAATTAAAATTTTTTCTTCTGTGTTGACACCACGATCAACAACAACAACGAAAGGGTTGCTACCGCTTGGGTAAGTAGAACCATCTACTACGGTAAAAGAAGTTGCTGAGTTTGACAAAGAAGAAGCCAAAGCTGTTTGCAGAACTGCCCCACTAAACTCTCTTCGCACAAAACACCTCCTTTTTAATCAATGCTTATTGTTAAGCTACCTGTTGCAATTCTTAAAGTGTCACCAGAATCTGTTGTTTTATTTGCACTCAATGTCCCATGAAGCAACATGTTTCCAGATGTAGATGCATCAAAAATACCAATCGCCACTGTTGTGGCAGATGGCATTGATGTGAAATCAATATTGGCATCATTTGTGGTTGAACCAGATGATGATGCATTAAAGGTTGCAGCCTGGCGAGCGTAGCTTCCGCCGCTAACCTCGGTGCCACCACCAGCATCGTTAGGAGCTACTGTGAACAAACCAACGTAAACAGCAGCTGGTTTTGTATAAGTAGTAGTCCCAAGGAAGTGATCAATTAATTTATTTTCAAGATAATTTGTTAAATTGCCAGCCATTGTTAAACCTCCAAATTATTATAATACATTTCCTTTTCTTCGTCATTTGGAAGTCTAAAATTGTCTAGCCTTAGAAGAAACTCGGCTTCTTCAATAGATATTTCTTCCATTTTATTTTGTTGAGAAAATGTAATTCCAGAACTAGTTGTATAGCTTGCTCCAGATTCAAAAAAAACTAAAATATTTTTTTTGTTTTCTTTTTTATTTTTTTCAACAACAATTTTAACTTCTTCATTTATTTCAGTATTTTTTTTAACAGTTTTCTTTTTTGGTTGGTTAATAACTTCTGTTGTCACACTATTTTTTTGTTCAGTCATGATACAAGTTTACCACCTATGTTAATTTAAATCAACTGATTTCCTACGGATAATTTTTATTAAATAAGAAATGGGACCTTTGCAGGTCCCATTTACTTACTTATTATTAATAACTATTACAAAGTACGAATTTTTACGTTCTTACCAATTACATAAGAATCTGCATTTTCAATGTTAGCTGCAACCCTCATGTACTGAGTGTATTCAATCGTATCTGTCTTTGGCTTAAACTGACGATAAACCGTAATGTCTCGGTGGATACCGATAACACGGTTGTTCGGGAATGTAAGCTCAATGTGCGAGTGATTACCACTAGCACCAGAGTAATCGCCACTAGCGCTTTCTGGCGTAAGAGGTACCTCAACCAATGGAATACCAAATGGTGAAAGACCAGTTGAACCAGCACCGCCATTAGCCTTCATAGAGCCTTGGAAGAAAGCTACATCGCCAGTTACTGACCCTGGTGATGCTGCGCCAGCCGTTGATTCCGTTGCTGAGTTTGGATTGCCAAGACTATAAATTGCATCCTGCACTGTATTTGGACCAGTAAAGAAACGAAGTTCGTTACGGCGTTGCAAATACTTAGTTGGCATCTTACGCAAAACTTTGTCAAAAACAGAGCGTGATACGTTAACACCAGCCAAATCTTGAACTTGTCCACTAGCTTTTGAAAGCTTAATGAAACCATCAAGAGCCTTAAGAAGACCGTTGTTTGACGATGTATTGCCGCTGATGAACAAGTCATCCAAATCATTAGCTGTTTGACGAGCCATAATCTGTGCAATGTGATCTTCAAGAGATGCACCCTCAATGTTGTCTTCAAGAGACTCTGTTGAAATATTCCAATCAAGACGAAGTTTGACTGTTGAAAGCGAAACTTTTGCAAATGTTACTGCTGCGTTTGCACCATCATCAGTTGCTTCTGTTGCCAGAGCAAGAAGTCGTGTTCCGACAGATACTTTGTCAATATCCATCTGTGGAGTCTTCATACGAACAACTCGTGCATTCTTCATCAAAACCGATTGATCTACTACGAAATCCAAAAATCGGTTTGATTGCTCTGGGTAGAGCAAGCCACCACGACTTGGAACACCGGCGCTGTTTGCAACAACAGCGGTAGTTACTTCATTAGCTTTCGCTAAAATTTCTTCTTGTGTTGCCATATGTTAATCCTCCCTTATGACCTATAGCCCAAGGAATTAATTAACTCCTGTGGCAAATATGTGTTTTTCCAAAATGACTGCGGAGCGACCTTTGAAATAATTTCGCTCTCATCTTCGTCTTCTGTATCTACACTCTTTTTTGCAGCGCCAGCTGCGGAAATTACAGCAACTTTTTCTGTTTGCTCGGCTAAAGCAACTTCTGCTGCATTCAATTTTTCTTGAAGCTCTGTGTTTTGAACTTCAAAACCTTTTGCAACTGTCTCAATTTTTTCCTGTACAGATGCTTCCACTTCTTCTTTAATTGAAGTAGCAAAACTTGCCAGTTTTTCATCAACGACAGCACTCAAGGCTTCTTTAAGAACATTAATGTCCATTTCTTCCTCCTGTGTGTTTTCGTTTACTTCAACTGAAGTTGAAGCAATTTCTTCTGCGACATCAGGAACAAGCCAGCCAACAAATTTCTTTAACAAATTTAATTTGCCGCTTTCTTGTTCATTCATGTCAGAGAGCATATCATAAGTATTATTTATTTGCAATTCTGAATCTTGCTTTATAATAGATTCCATATCTTTGATCATCTCCTTAATTATATCAAAATATTCTTGTTCTTGTAGAACAATATCATTATTTATTTTTTTAACATCTTTTTTCTTTTTATTTTTTGAAGGCTTAGGCATGGTTGGTGATATAAAATTACTTCTTGAAGGGTTTTTAATTGAAACATTTTGAGTATCAATTGATACATCTTTCTCTATTTCACCACAACCACAGTCACAACCGCCATCCTTTAAAAAACTAGCAATTTGCTCAAGTAAAGCATCTTCAAAAGACAATTCGTTTTCAAAAGAATTGTCAAAATCAGCTTTTTCTTTAGTTCTTGCATATCTTTCAAGAAGCCTTCTTCCCTTAGCGGCAAGACGAGCAGCATCGGAGCGATCCTGGGGAACCGGCTCGCCCCAAGCGGCTGCTGAAAGCGCAAGGCGTGTTGGCTCACCATTTGGTTTTTTCATTGGGCCGGATGGGTTCGTAAAAAACCTTGTAAGAAAAGATCCCTTGCGGCGCATTTTTTCCGGAGTGTCTGCTGCGCCCCTAACTCCAGGTTTAAGATTTGCTCCTTCAGTTTGTTTAAAATGCCTTCTGCCAGCAGCCGTCAACCCCCCCTTGGGGTCTTTTATGGGCTGTTTGGCTTTTGCAATCTGGCAATCAAGATCGCAATCTAATGCATACTTGAAAGCACCATTTTCATTTATTTTTACAAGATCAATAACTGCTAAAGAATTTGCAGGATTGTCTACAAGACTTAATTCACCAAGGACATATTTTTTAATAATATTAACAGGCTTGCCATGAAACATTTTATCTGTTGATGCTGATTTTTCAAGAACCTTGCCGCCAATAGAAAAAGAACGCAAAGTCCCGTCAAGAACTTTTTGCCATGTGTTCTCAGCGCCTTTTGAAATATAAGCTTCAACTTTAAAAGCATTATATTCTTCTCCGTTTTCATTGCGTAAAACAACTGGTTCATAACCAATTGCTTTGCCAACGGCAATGGGCGCATGCATTTCTCTAATATTTCCACCCCAATTGGCAAACGCTTCTTTTGAAGCCTCAAAATCAACAATATCTCCAGCTTTATCAATATTGTCAGCAGTCGCTATTCCAACAACAATGCGTTGTTCACGTTTAATCATATCAATTGGAAATGAAATATTAAAATTAGACATCAAACCTCATAAAATACAAGCATATATTGTTTTTTTAAAAACAGCAAATTATCCTACTGCGTAAAAAGAAATAGCAGAATTTGCGGTTACAACTTCAACAGATGTATAGTCGCCTGGAATTTCCATATATCCAGTAGATTCTGCTGGTATTAAAACTGTAAAAAATGCATTAAGTTTAATATCAATATCAGAATTACCTTTATTGTGCACATAAACTGATGATGTGTGACCACCAATGTTTACCAGGGCATCCGCTGTAACTATGTTTTTATTTGAAAAAATCAAAGTACCATTACTCATTATTATCCTCCTTAATTAAATTACTTGACCGAATCATTGTTCGTTCCAGAATCTTGGTTTTCCCCTCTTTCGGCTTGAGCGCCATCAGCACGGGGGTCGCTTGTTGCGCCATCTCCAGTTGGAGACTTTGGTGGTTCAGATGCAGAATTGTTTGAATTTCCAACAGGAGCGCCAGGGTTTGCTATATTGTTTTCAATTTCTTCTTTTTTAATATTTGTTGGGAATGGCAAGACATCATCGCCATCATATCTTTCAGGCAAACCAATTTGATTTCTAACCTCATTTGGTGTCAAAACTTCTGTTCTTAAATATCTATCATTAATTCTAGATTGAATATCTTCATCAACCAAATCAATTTTCTTAAGATGAATAGAAAGTAAATCAGTAAACTCAGCAACAATTCTGTTAAGTTTTTTTTCAATAATAGATTGATCTGGTCCTATCACTTGCATTTTAAAACTCTTGTCAGCATCTCTTGAAACAGCCAAGTTTGCATTATCGTAAACTCCAACTTTTGGAGCGGGAACCCTGTTTGCTACTAAAATTTCATCTCTATTAGATTTGCGATATTTATCAAATGAAGCATCTTGAACACCGGCTTCTAGTTTTTCAAATTTTATATCAGTATTTGAACCAAGACTTGCCGGAAGGGGTATCACTAATGTTCCATGATTCCTGCCCTTTACTTCATTTCTAAAATAATTAATTAACTCTTGTTTTGATTTATTACTAAGCTTTGCGCCTTTTAAAATAATAGCATAACGAGGAATTGCTTTGTTTTCAAAATAATCAATATTATATTCTTTAGCAAATTTGTCTCCAACAATTGCAGCCGCGGCAGAAACCGCAGCGGGAATGCCGTAATAATTATTGTTTGGAGAATAGATTTTAAAATGAATTAATTCATTTGGTTTTGAATCATTATTAATCGGGTCTGGAGTCTTTGTGTCTTGAAATTGTCTAAAAAATACTGCTTGAATTTTATTTGTTTTTGCAATTTGTACAAAACCATCTCGTTTTCTGCGCACCCTTACAAGGGTTGCTGGAACATGGCCAATATACCCTATTTTCCCAGAATTGTTTCTACCTATTTCAAGATAGCCATTGCCAACAGCTAAAACATCTTGCCAAACACGAACTAAAGTTTCAATCAATGTTTCTTCAACATTTAATTTTTCAAAAATTTCATCCATTTCTTCTTTTAGATCTTGATAGCCCTGTCTAATTTTTAATATTTTTTCATCATTACCCTGGGCTTTTTCCATTTTTCTTTTTGCTTTTAATGTTTCTACAAATTCATAACCAAGACCAACTGTGTTCATTACTCTTGCGTTGATAGAAGCATAATGTATTGCGCTTTGATCATACAAACCGGCCAAAATGTCTAGATCGTAAGGTGGGGTTACAATGTCATATAAAGAATATCCATTGACTACTTCTGGATCTACAAATTTAGATTGAACTCCATCTTCGCTTTCATATTTTTTACTTAAACGAACAGCTTTTCTTTTCATTTTTGGAGAAAGATTTTCAATTTTTACAAAATTAAATGGGTCCGTTGTTTCAGTTTTATTTGCAAAACCCATGTATGTAATATCGTCAAGTTCATCATCTAACAATATTTCTTCTACAACTTGCATTTTGTTTTCCATAAAAACATCCTTTTCTATTTTTTATTAAAATGATTATCAATCATATCTTCAAACGGGTCTGCTACTAAGCCATTAAGCAATCTTTCCATCTGGTCTTCTCTTTCTGAAGCAGATACTTTCCTGCCACCAGCCACCCACTTAACATAACCACCGTCTTCAGATGTCCAATACTTACCAGCTTCTAAAACTTTTTTTTCAACTTTATCATCACCAATAATACCCTCAGCGCACAAAACGCCATCTCCATCAGATAGCGCTTGGTCTTCGTTTGTAAAGTAAACACATACACCAAAACTTCTTTCGGGGAGCCACATTGAACTATTTTTAATTGTTTGATCGCTCATTTAAACAAGTATACAACATTTTTATTTAAAAAAGAATAAATAACAACACAAAACGTTTTTTTTACTTCAATTTATTTAATTGGACAAGCTCCTGTTGAACAATCTTCCATTTCTATGTTTAAAGTGGTTGAAATGTCATTTAAAGGTACTGTTAAATTAATTTTTGACATTATTTTGTTATAAACTTCTTCTGTAATTACCTCATAGGGTGGCAATGGGAAATTATGCTCAGAGTGAAGCAGGAAAGATACTGATTTAACATTTTTATCATAGTTATTAGCTAGCCATTCTTTAATAGCCCCAAGCTCTTCTTTGCGGTAATAAACAGTTACAGAAACCGCATTGTCAGCCCAATCTGTTTGCATTTTTTTAACCCATTCAAGCTGCTCAACCGCTGTCATGTTTGCAGCAAGAATTGCGTCTTTTGGAGATTTGCAAGGAAATTCAACAACATATTTTGTATGATCTTCTCTACCATCTAGGCCAATGTCCCAAACAACCTTATAACCTCTTTTCCTACAAGACTCAACAAGTGGGTCAACAGAGCTAAACCGAACCCTTCGGATATAATACTCTGCAAAAGACGGGTGTATGCCCGGCGTTACGCCTGGAAGTAGCGAAAGGGTTCCAGATGGCTGGATAGTGGTTAGCCTTATTGATTGGTTCCACCCTTTTTTGTTGCTGTAAGTTTTGTCAAAAGATTTTAAATTCTCATAAACATCTTTTAACCAAGAAATTTGTTCTTTGCTGGATTGCAAAACTCCAGTAACAGACTGCCCAAGCCGAGCATTTTTATGTGTAATGTGGTTTGTTTTTTCATAAGGGTAAGACATCCTTGTAATTTGTTTTTGAATCATATATAGTAATTTTGAAATTTCTAAAAATTGTGAAAGAGATTCAATATTTGGTAAAAATATTGTTGCAAGATTACAAGACTCTCCATCAGCCAAGGCAATCTCTGCGCATGGGTTAAACCCATCAATGCTTTGGTCTAATGATTTTTCACCAAGCCTTCCATAAGTTCTTGCAAGTTTTCTATTTAACAAACCGTAAGGCTCACCAGTTCCATCATACCCCTTCCAGAATTCAGGCAGAATTTCATCAAAAGAATCTGCATAAATACTATTGTTTGAATTTGACCTCCAGGCTGGGATGTCTCCATTCCCCCAATTCTTTGCTCTTAAAAATAAAACATCGTCTGGATCACCAATTGCAATTTGCGCTGAACGGCGTGAAGAACCAGAAACAACTACTCTGCCAATAATGTTGCAAATATCAAGAACATCAACTGAGCGAAGTTTTTTGCCAACTCTTTGATTAAATATATTACAAATATCTTTGATTCCATCAACCAGAGCGCCGGGTCCAGATGCTGTACCGCCAAATGTTTTAACTGGTGCTCCAAACTCACGAATCAAAATAGTTGAGTATGTAAAAGATTTACCAGTTATAAAATAAGATTCAAGGACTTTGTGAAGCAATTCTCTCCATCCTTGTCTTGAATCAGGAATAATAAAATCAGCGTCTGGTGTTCTTTCTGAAGTGATGTAAGAAACATTTTTTATTTTTGGCAAATCATGAATTTTTGAACGCTCTACGGAAAAACCAACACCACCGCCAAGCATTAAATAATCAAACAATAATTCAAAGTCTTCAATTTTTTCAATGTTAGTAAAAAAACAATTATTTAAAGATGTTCCAGAAAATGTTTTTACAAGAGGAGTTCCTAGCTGCCAAAGTGACCTACCCGACACAGAACACTTCAGATTAAACATGTGGTCAAACAAAGTTTCAGCTTCCTTTTGTGTAAAATCAACTCCAATCTCAACAGCGCCATCTATAACTCTTTTGATTGTTTCAATCCAAGTTTCATTTCTTCCTAAAAGTTCATTTTTGCGACTATATGTTCGCAAATAAACAACTTCGCCCAAACCGCCAAAGCCCCATGGTGGAGTTTTGGAATAATAGGAATTAACAAATTCATCAGTTAACAATGTCACAATAAGCCTCCGCTAGTAAAAAAAAATATTATATCAACATAAACAACCAAAGACAATAAAAAATGCTTGGGTTAAATAAAATTTTCGTAAAAATTTATTCTTTCAATGATCTTATCAGCAATTGAAGACCAAGAATGTTCGTTGTGTAAAATTTTTGCTGACTTCATAGAGTATTTTTTAAACTCATCGTATTCAGAAACAACGGCTTCCATAAGATCAAGCAGTTCATCATAATTAGGATAAGCCCATAAACCAGTGTCTTCCCCATATTGCAAACTGTTCCATTCTGCTTTATCCATGGTGCATGACAAAGGTATTGCGTATTGAGCAAAATCACTACAGCCAGTTGCATTGCTCACAATCACTGGCATTCCAGTGCAAATGGCTTCAAATGGAATCATACCAAAACCTTCTCCGTTTGTGGGGTAAACAAGGCAATGACATTTATGATACAACTTGACAAGATCTTCTACTGATAGATTATCTGGAATTCCAATAATTTGAGGATGTTGATAAGCAGGAACTAATTGATTATTAACATAACACTCAGCGCTACAAAATTTATTATATTTTAAAATTAATTGATAGTCTAAATCACCATCATATAGTTCTATAAAAGCATCAACAACCATTTGAGCATTTTTTCTTTTTGAATCTGCACCAACATGTAAAAAATTAAATTTCCCAGTTATTTCACGATCTATAATAGAAAAATCTGAAGATATGCCGTGGGGTATAACATGCACATTTGTGTGAACTTTGTTTTCAATATATACATTTTTTACAAAATTAGATGTTGCCCATATTTCATCCATTTGTTGCATGTTGTGATACCAACCAACAGGTATTTTTGTAGATTCCCAAGGGGTATAGCCAATTTTAAATTTATTAGTCATTTGATAATAATGAGGCTGACAGAAATTAATATGAAACGGTATTTCGTTTCTATTGTAAAAAACAGCAATTTGTTTTTCTTTTAAAGCATCAATTACATTAACCGCAGCATTGCTATAACCCTGGCTGTACCAAGAAAGACCACTAAGGTCAAAACTACCGGGACTAAACCAACTAATTCTTTTCATAAATTTTATTATGGTTTTTTAGTTTTTTTGAAGGTTGTTTTTGGTGAATCAAAGTTTAAACATTTTACACCATTTTGAACAAAGCTTTCAGCTTGTTCAGCAGAAATTTCACAAGTTACTGGCAGGTGGCTAAACATACATTTTGAAGCAGCCATCCAGTAACCATTCATGTGTACAATTGATATCTGTTCAGAATCAATTATGGCAGCTCCACTGTAATCGTCAGATTCAACAACACCTATGATTTTCATAATGAAAGTATATCACCCATATTTTTATCTGCACCTGTATGCTTAGTATTCTAGTAATAGTATTGTATTTATAGTATTAAGCATTACTAGTATACATAGCATGCTCGCATACTGGGTATGCGAAGCATACCACAAAAATTAAGACAAAATAACTTTTTTTTTATTTTTTTTGAAAATCAAGATTTTTTTTAAAAAGTGTGAGATGATAGTTGACATGATCGCTGGAACTATAGTTTATATTGTGTACATGATTTTTAACGCTTGGTGCATTAAGACCGCAATTGATTGGGGGTTTGAACACAATATAGGCTGGGGGTCTGCAATAATTTTTTCTTTTGTAACAAGCATGTATGTTGTACTGCACAAGTACAGGAATACTAATGTTTCAAATAAATGAAATTAACTTTAATTATTTAAAAAACAAAAAAGTATTAGTATTAAGTGATACATTTTATCCACATTTATATATTACAGAGTTTATTAAAAAATTGTCTGACTCCCAGGTTTTTATATATATATCTCCAGCAACAACATCTGGATTTGTAAAATTGTGGATGAAAATTCATTTAAATAAAAAAGTTAAAATTATTAAAGACAAAAATTATAAAATGTTTTTTACTAAAAATATTGACGATTATGAAATTGTTATAATTTTTGGAAAAAATAAAAATCAAGAACAAAAATTATTACAAAAATTATTAAAAAACATGTTAGTATCTTACAGAAATATTACTGTTGTCACTTACAAAGGAATTGACTGCGATGAGAATTATACCTTATAACGGAGAAGAAAATTTAGAAGACATTGAAAGTCTTACTATAGTAATCAAAACTGTTCCGTTTGAAAATGGATATGTGCCTGCTTTTTTTATTCAAAGCCCTGGCGAAAATTATCCAATGACATTAGACGAATTAAATTGTTTAATGGATGGGATTGAAATTGCACATAAAAGTTTAGATCAAATACTTGCTTTTATGTTAAAAGAAATGTTTGAAAAAAAACAAGAGGATGATGAAGAATGATACTTGGTGGATTAAAAAAAGATTTTCCGTATCCAGAAAAATTATGCCCATATTGCGGCAAAAAACTTGTTCCAGTTAATGCTATTCATTTAGAAAAAGACATGTATCAGTTTAAAGCTTTATATTTAGATAATAATCCAAACTGCCCTGCTTATGACGAAGGGGCACGTTTAGCATATGCTAGAATTTATTACACATCAGAAGATGCTTTTAATGCATTTCGTGATATTAAAATGCCAGTGCAAAGATGGTCTCAAGAAGATCTATATTCTATTTATCAATAGTTATGGTAAAATTATAAGCTATGCTTATAAATCCTAATTTTTCAAAAAGATTAGATCAGTGGTTTAGAGAACGTTGGGTTGATATTTCAAGGCCTAAGCCTGGTGGTGGGTTTGAGCCATGTGGCCGAGCAGATGCTGAATCTGGTAAATATCCTAAGTGTGTTCCAGCCGCTCGTGCTGCAAGAATGACACCTGCACAAATTGCATCCGCTGTTAGACGTAAACGCCGCGCCGAATCAACTCAAACAAGGCAAGATAAAAAACCGATCAATGTTTCCACAGATGTTGAAAAAGCATCTCGTAATGTACCTACCAACCCGGCTCTTTATGCAAGAGTAAAAGCTGAAGCTAAAAGAAAATTTGATGTTTACCCTTCAGCATATGCCAATGCATGGTTGGTTCGTGAATATAAAAAAAGAGGTGGTGGGTATAGAACGGTTTCAAAATCTGAAGAAGTTGTTAATAAAGTTGCTGACGATCTTGATGAGCAAGAAGCCATATTGGCAGATATGTTGATTGAGCTAACAAGGAAACATGGTAAGTTCAATGAAGACGGAATAGGGGTGTGGGCTGGATATGACAAGCCAAGTGATAACGATGTTGCCGATATTGGTGTTAAATGCTCAAACTGTGTTCTTTATGAAGGCAACGGGGTTTGTAAAATTATAGAACAGAAAGTAGAAGAAGAAGGAAAATGTAGGTTTGCCATTATTCCAGACGGGGTGGTTCAGACAGATAAGGAAATATATGATATGCTTAGAACGGTATCTGTTGATACAAGGAGTTTTATGAAAGACAATATGAAAAAAATGATCAACGATCATGTTACAATGAAATCTTGGCATGAGACATCTGCAAAAGCTGCAGCTGAGCAAATGCAAGATCACATTAAAGCAGCCGCTTGGCATGATTCTCAAGTGAATATGATTAAAGGAATGATTACAGAAGTTCCTCTTGATCCAGAAAAGAAGATGAGTGGGATTCCATCAGCTGGTTCGGCATCTACGCCAGCATCTCGTATGAAAGAAAAAGCCGGTGCAAAAGAAGTTCCTTTGGACCCAAAAACTCTTAAAAAGAATGATTTGGTTGAAATGCTTTTAGGACACGAAAATGAATATGGCAAATTTGATATCCCAGTAGAGGAAGTAGCAAATTTTTTGCTTGAAGATTAATATAAATGGAAACACCAATTGTCGTAGCAATTATTAGTTTAATCGGTGGGGTTATTGTTGCATTAATTCAACAAAGCAGGAAAGAAAATAAACAAGACCACAATGTTGTTTCAAGTTTAATTAAACAAGTTCACAAAGATGTGGTTAATGTAGAAAATAAATTAGATAGCCACATTAAAGAACACACAGCATCAAAACCATTAGTAAAGAAAAAATAACAATTTTAATATAGCCAGCCCTGGTTTTACTTATTTCGTAAGATTAAGTTGAATACGGGGCTGGCTATTTTTTTATAAAATCACAACATTTTTTATTTTATTATGGTAGAGTGTTTACAACAAGAAAGAGAGAACCATATGGATATTAAAGAAAATACCGAAATCTCTGAAATTAATGATTTTTTAGTTAACGAAGTTGAGCTAGAAAAAATTTATACCAAATTGATTGGTACAATAAAATCAACTATGGATTCAACTGCTGAAAGAACCGCTAGCGCAGTTATCTACGGCTACTACAAAGGCTGGAATCTAACAAAAACTGTAAAGTATTATAACTTAGAAGAAGAAGCCGCATTTTTTTTCTGGAAACATTTTAATTTTAAAATAAAGGAAGGAGGTCAAACTATGAGTAGAACAAAAACAAAACAAAATAATATTGTAACTTATTTGGAAAAGAATGTAGGGCAAGTTGTAACGCCAGCAAAGGTGTCAACAGATGTCAGCATCTCTCTTCCAACATTTTATAATTTCTACAACGCAAACCGTCAATTCTTTAAAAAGGTAAAGCGTGGTCAATTTGAAATTGTAAATCCAAAAGAACAAAGAGAGTCTGAATTAAATTAATAACAAACGGGCAGCCATTTTTTAAGGAAAGATAATGACAGTAGTAAAAAAACCAATCAAAGATAATAATGTAATTACTTGGGAAATGGCTGCCTACGACTCAACAGAAGAGTTGTATGCAGATATTAATACTCTTAATGATAAATCAATCTTGAGTCTGCGAGAAGAAATTGATTCTTATATAGATTCCAAAACATATCTTGATTCAGATGGATTAATGAAACATGCGCACAAAAATCGTTGGGCAATTTTGTCAACAAATGCACTTCGTCTTGCAAAAAATTTGGACATAACTTATTTACTTACCAGTTCTGAAATTTTAAATACTGTTATTAAAAAACAAAGAGATTATGGGCATAAAAATATTTCAAAATTTGGCATCACCGGTCTTGTAATTAGAGTGCACGACAAAGTTGCACGAGTAGAGAATTTAATGAAAAAAGAAAACTACATTAATTCAGTTAGTGATGAAACAATGCTAGATACATTGATGGATATTATTGGATATTCAATTATTGCTTACATGTGGTTAAATAATACTTTTATGTATGAACTAGGAGAAAAAAAATGAAAAAACCACTACACAAACATTTGTTACTTAGAGGAATGATTGTAGATGCCCCAACTTCTGAAAAAGTTGTTGTTGAATGGCTTCGTGATTTTGTTGACAAAATTGGCATGAAAATTGTTCAAGGCCCATTTGCTTCTATGATCACAGAAAAAGGCAATCGTGGTCTTACAGCAACTGTGATGATTGAGACATCACATATTGCCTTTCACATTTGGGATGAACAAAATCCAAGCTTACTTCAGTTTGATTTGTACACATGTTCTGAACTTAATGTAAATTATGTTCTTGATACCATTAGTTCGTTTTTTAATTTTACAGAATATCAATACATGGTTCTTGATAGAGAAAAAGGGTTTAAGGTAATCCAAGGAGTTTACTCAGAGTAATGCCGGTACAAAAAAACAAAAAAAAACATATGGAAGCATGGATGCTCAGATATGTTATTCTAATAAAGAAGATGCTGCGCTTGTCAGACTGGACAATTATAATGCAAAACGAACCGTGTTCTTCTGACTGCCTTGCAGAGACAGATGTAATTACCGGCCAACATCTTGCCAAAATGTATTTGAGTAAAACTTATACAAAAGATACTCCAGAAAATCTTCGGGCAACAATCATTCATGAACTGCTTCATTGCCATCTATCGCCAATTTCAGAATTGTCAGAAGAAATATTAAAACCTCTTGCTGATGAACTTGGCGGCAGTAGAGTTATTAAATCAGCTATTAACGGTATTGAGTATGAAACAGAAAGAAGCATTGATGCTATCTCTGAAGCCATAGCTCCATACTTCCCCCTGCCATCTATGCCTAAAAAGAAAAGTGCTAGAAAGAAAAAAGTTGTTAAAAAAAGAATTGTTAAAAGAAAAGTGATCAAGAAAAAACCAGTAAAGAAAAAATAAAGGAGAAAGATGTCAAAACAAGATAAAATAACCCATGCTATTTATTTTTGCCTACATGCAATCACGATTGCTATTTTGTTGGTAAAATAGATCATGCCTGAATTAAACGCAAATACTCCAGCAATAGAGTGCTATGTTCGTGGGCAGTACCTGCGTGATCAGATTGATTCACATGACATTGTTTTCCCGTGTATGATTTTTGGTGTTAGTTCAATTCAAGGCCGGTCCCCGCAATTTCATTTTTTGATGGAAGATGGCGGGGTGTGGTGGAGAATGCCAATATCTGCTTTTTGTACAAAACCAAACAGCCCGCATGTGGATATTCACGAATTGGTTTTATGGAACGCCTTTAGCCCATATGTTGCGGTAACTGAGTTTCAAGCTATGCGTAATATGAAAATGACATATGTTTCTAGGTCTGGCGATTTTGTAAACGGCAAATATTTGTTTACTCTTGACTGGCATTCACCAGAAGATAACCAGCTTAACGCCGGGTTTAGCACAAGCCCAGGACAGCACAAGTGCGGTCATGTAATTGAGAGAGAAGATGGCAATATTGCTATCCAGCCAAACAATAGAATTCGTTTATGGGACCCGTCTTACACAACCAAGAAAGAAACATTAATTCAAAGAAAGATTAATTCCCAAATGTGGGATGTAGAAGATGCCGACAAGTGGACATCGCCGGACAATGATGATTATGAATATTAAACCAATATCTTCAGAACTTCAAATTCAAGTAGAAAGTTTAAAAAACAAGATGGCTCCCGATAGTTATAAATACATCGGGGTTGATGAAGGTTGGTACTTGATTGTGGCAGACTGCGATAGAGACCTAACGGCTATTAACCCAGATTATCAAATTCTTCAGATCAAAGAAAAATTCGGAGGTCTTAGATATTATATTGAACCAGTAAACGCTACCACAAAAGAAGTTAAGGATATGAACAAGGTTATTAGAAGATACGAGGGTATAGCATCAAGGACATGTGAAGCAACAGGGCTTCCGGGGGTTTTGATGAAATCTGTTGGAGGGTGGCTAAAAACACTAAACCCTGAATATGCTGCTGTTTCTTTAAATTACGCCAGATATGAGGTGGTTAATAATCCGCCATCGGATGAAGAATGGTCGGATGCAATTAAATGATAAAAAATAATATAAATGTTATCAATGACATTGTACCAATCCGTCAACAAATTGAATTATACAAGCATGTTCGGGATAGTAAAATTGCTTATCGTTTATATAACACACATATTTTTACGGGGGATGAAGATCAAAAATTCAATCACGCTCCGCAGCAGTTGTCTCATCACCTGTATATGGTGGAAGAAGACAAAGCATCCCCGCATCTTGAAATCATAAAACCGTGGTTTGACGTAATAACTAAAAAATACGGGGATGTAAAGCTTTTAAGGGCCAAAATAAATATGACCTTCCCATACCCACCGATGGTTAGATACGAGCCTCAAATGCCACACATAGACATGCAATATGAAAATGGAGAGCCTATAGACCACAAGGTGCTTTTATATTACATAAATGACTCAGATGGACCCACATACTTTTTTAACGATTTATACGAGATTACAGACAGCATACAGCCCAAACAGGGCGTGGGGGTGTTCTTTGACGGCAGCCAGATTCACGCAGCTTCCAACCCGGTCTTCAATCCCTTTAGATTTGTGCTAAACATTGACTTTCAAGTTGAGCCAAGTGTGGCGCAAAATAAATTGTACTAACCAAAAAAGCCCCGCTTGAAAAGCCCCGCTTGAGTTTTATATTATTGATATAATATATAAATGCCACAATACGAATACAAATGTATAAATGATCACTACCATACTGAGGATAGATCAATTCTGGAAGACCAGAAAGTTGACAGATGCTTGATCTGCAACGAAATATTAAAACAAATTTACAACCCGCCTTTAATTACTTTAAAAGGGCATGGCTTCTATAAGAACAGCAAGTGATCTACCAATAAATAATAATTCACCCAATCATTATTTATACCCCGCAAAAAAATGTTTATGTATACTTAAACCGGCGGCGAACAATCGCTTACCTTAGGACCGTTATAGATGCACATGCCCTTGGACCAAAAGCCCAGGGGCATGTGCATCTTTATCGTTTTATCCAAACCAATTTTTCCTAAAATTTTAGTATGTATTTTTTTAGTGTTAATTATGTTTTTTTGTTTGTTTGATTTTGGTCTGTTGAGTAGGGTCAAAGCGGGCGTTCAACGGTGCGATTAGCACAAAGTTGAACACCCGCAAATTAGGTTACGCAGGCTATGCGTTTTGAATACACATTTGTAAGCGTATCGGTATAGTATTATTCATCAAGCGAAACAGAAGTAGCCTGATACCTAACAAGGAGATAGATATGGATACCACAATGGATACACTCAGCCAAACAATTAACTGGCTAGAGCGTTTATCAAGAATAGCCAAAGATAGTGATAAAGCATTGGCAGATACAATGGCAATTGATACTTGGACTGATGTTAATGTTCTCATCAACAGTCAGCACAGTGTCAAGGCTCTTATCAAAGAATTAAATGTGATGGTATCAATGATGACAACTCGCAAAATTGAGTTGGCAAATATGCTCAAAGATGTACTTTGATGATACCGTTGCCAAATGGAGACACAACAACAATAGCCAATGAACACTTGCTACTTATAGCGTTTGTCTCATTGTTTATCGGTTGGCAGTTATGTAAGTGGTGGAATAAGAAATAACAATTACCCCGAAGCACTCACCCCCCGAGTGCTTCGGGGTTTTTTGTTTGCCCGTACACCATTGCTCTTGAGATGATCGTATAGCAGTTTTAATATATTCTCTTAACAACACACACAACACAAAGAAACAAACCAAACCGGATTACGGTGGAGGGCTACGGTATGCATAATACAAAGTAGAACACCACACGAAGGGGTTACAGGGTATACCAGGATTGAATACACATTCTTGGCTCACTCGGTATAGTTTTAATTGTCAGGGCAAGCGAGAATAAAATATGCCAACCGTAGCAGGCAAGTAGTCTTAGGACAAGTAGCCGTAGGCAATCGGAATAATGTGTGCTGGATATCACGCACTGACGATGATATCGCTTGCTTGCTCTGACACTTAACCCAACACAATGAAAGGACATATGTATATACCAATCAAATGGACTAGGCGCAGAGATAACACCTGGTTCTCAGATAACCTGTCAGTATCACTGACGCAGTCATACCGAATACAGTATCACAAAGGTGCTTACAAAGATTACCTATACACCGTAGACACCTTAGAGATTGGCAATGGGGTTGATACGCCTGTTGAAATGTATAGCCATAAGGGCTATGGCAAGACATTAAAGAAAGCCCAAGAGTTAGCAAATGAAATAGAATACATTCGTCAATTCCACCTTAGGCAAGCAGAGTTAAAGAAAATAAACGACCTAGATTGGGAAAGGGTCAATAGGTAAGATTAACCCGAGGCACTCACCCCGAGTGTCTCGGGTTTTTTTTGTCTAAACTCCAAGCGTTATGTGTGTACATATATAATACTTTTAATACATTCTCATCACGCACTCACAAAGCTTGGTGGGCGACAGTGCGCCTAGCACCAAGTTGTACACCAACACAAAGGAACATATCATCATCTCAACTTGAATACACATTCTCAACGCCATAGGTATAGTTATATCTGTCGGGGTAGCCTGAGGAGGCAACGCTATGACTAAGGTAATGGATATAAGCAATCTCACCACAAGTGAGATTAAGTCCTTAATGGAAACAATCATTACGGACACAAGCCTGAACACTCAAAAAATTGAGGCTCTGGTCAAAATGCTGGTCAATCTCAACAAGCGAGTGCTCGCTTGTGAGAATGCCACCATTGCAAACAAGCAATAAGGTCAGTCAATAAGCAACCGAGTGGTTGAGTTTACCCACCCCGACACTCAACCACGGAAAGTCCCCTGGGCGCTTCGGCGCTCAGGGGATTTTTTTTTGCCTGAACTCCCATGCCTTCGTGTATAACAAATAGAAAGTTTAATATATTCTCACACATTACTCACACACCACAAACCCGGCCTGAAAACGGTGGTGGGCAACGGTGCAAATAGCACAAAGTTGTACACCAGCAACAAGGGTTGCAGTATTTACTTAAATTGAATACACATTCTCAACGCAAAGAGTATAGTATTATTCATCGGGCGAAACGGAAGTAACCTGATAGAAAAGGGTAAGTAATGTCTAAGTCAACTTTAGTTCAGTCAGCAGAGTCAGTGTTTGTTCAGCGAATGCTTAAATATCAGTGCCCAAAGGAGTCTTGGGAAACTGACTTTGACGGCAAAGAAGTCGTTATGTGCGAATTCAATTTTGAACTCTGCTGTGATGGCTCAATTACAGTTTGGGCTTACAAAGTCTATGATGAAGACTTCGTAGTAGTTAAATCTGTAAATAATCCAGTCAAGTTCAGCAATTTACAATAATCCCCCAGTCCCCCAAGCCTTCGGGCTTGGGGGATTTTTTTTGCATTCGTTTTGGGCGGCGGTCCACGTTGCGCTTAGCAATAAGTGGAACACCGATCATAAGGCAGTGAGCAGTATCTCAACTTGAATACACATTCTCAGCCCGATAGGTATAGTTATTTATATCAAGCGAAACCCAAGTAACTTGATAGAGAGAGGTAAATAATGTCAAGTACATTTATGCGTAGTCAATATGGATTGATATTTGAATCTGTATTGATGTTCCTAACGGAATACAAGCCATACTACCCAGAGAGCGCCAAGCCTGCGCAACAGCGTGAGATTTGGGATAGGTGGTTCAGTCAGCATCGTGGTACTGTAAACGAGTTGATTGATATTGTTGACAATATCATTCACACTAGTTACAAAGAGTGTCAATTCACTGAATCCTTTGTGGATAAATACTTCACGGTGCTAAAGCAGTTAAGACAAGGGCTTGTAACCCACGCTGAGTTTGCTTCGCAAGTTTATCGTGAGTTAATGTCAATGCGTAGCCAACTGGCTATTGCTGGTCTTAAAGACAAAGATCTGGAGTTGGTCAGTTACGACTGACTTCATTAAAATAAATTCCCCGAGTGCTTCGGCACTCGGGGTTTTTATTTTGTATTTTGACGGTGGGGCAACGGCGCGAATAGCGCGAAGTTGCACAACCGCTGACAAGGTGCGAACCATATCTCAAATTGAATACACATTCTCAGCCTCATAGGTATAGTAATAGTTATCGGTAGCGCCTCAATTACCCATACGGTATGGGTAATGGCATAACCACTACTGATAAAGGAAGCACAATGAGTAAGAAAGTTAATCTCAGTCAGATAAGCAACCTCGTCAAGCGTGGGCGTGAAGCCTATATAGACCCGAAACTAACTGACGACATTAAGTCGTTAGACGCTTCGGTTGAGGGCGACGCTTTCATCTACGAGGAAGCACAAGGCGACCCAGCAGATGAGGACTTCGTCAACCACAAGAACACTTGGCGTAATCGTGTTGCCAAGTGCGCTGAGGAAGCCGAGCGTGAGTGCTCAATTCAGTGGACTGAGGAAGGCGAGATGGTCGTCAGCCTCAAGCCAGTGAAGCAGAAGCGCAAAGCCCGTCTGCCTAAGTAAGACCCCCGATAGGCAATAACAATAAGCCCCGTATGCTTCGGCATACGGGGTTTTTTGTTTTTATCGGCGGGCGTTCACTTTGTGCTATGCGCACCGTGAACGCCCGCTGTTCTCAGATTACAATGATCACAAATTTAGTACAAATTTCTAATCACATCTCTTGACGGTTGGGCAACGGTGCGACTAGCACAAAGTTGCACAACCGCCAGAAGGCTCAAAGCTGTGCTGCAAATTGAATACAGATTTACACTCCCATTGGTATAGTTAAGAGTGTTGGTGAACGCCTAATTCACCTAGTCCATAGGTGGGGCATAAACGCACTAACAAAAGGACAAAACAATGAGTAAGAAAATTAACTTAAGCCAAATCAGTAACTTGGTCAAGCGTGGGCGTGATGCCTATATTGACCCAGACCTAACGGCAGACATTCAAGCACTTGACCCAAGTGTTATTGGTGATGCCTTTATTTATGAATTGGCGCAAGGTAATCCAAGTGATGAAGATTTTGTTAATCACAAAAACACTTGGCGCAATCGTGTCAGTAAGTGTGCCGAATTGGCAGAGCGTGAATGCTCTATTCAATGGACTACTGACGGCGAAATGGTTGTGACACTCAAGCCAACAAAAGGCAAGCGCAAGGCTCGCCTGCCCCAAGCCTAATAAGGCTTAAATTAAACCCCGTATGCTTCGGCATACGGGGTTTTTTTTTGTATTCGCTGGCGTTCACTTTGTGCTAGTCGCACCGTGAACGCCAGCTATCTCAATGCCTATGTAAATTCAAATTTAATACAAATTCTCAATCTCAATTCATATTTTAGACGGGTGTCCCAAAAACAAATGCATTTGTATTTGTACACCCGCGTTTATTTATATGTTTTTTTATTTATTTTTAATACAGTTTCAAATTATGATTATATTTATTCATATACTTTTAGAAATGTATATTTATTTACGACATGAATTTAGGCAAAATTTTTTTCGCTGCATTAATTGCGGGATCAAAGGCGGGATCAAAGCCTATAAATTACAGGCGTGTCAGTAAATGTATTTACTATTGGATATAAGACACTATCTATTCTGCGATAGTTCTGTTCATAGTTCTATGGATTAATATTCCATTAATCAACCCCAAATTAATGCGATCAATTAGACCATCAATTAGCCGGGATTAAGGCGTATTAAAAAATCTATTAAAATGGTTATAAATTAATATTTTATTGTATTAAATACCCCTAGAAGGAGTAATAATAGGCATATCTATTAGCGGCATATATAAGTTCTCAAATTATGGCCTTTTTTACCCAATTCTTGACCATTTTAGTAGTGTTTTGGTATGTTTTTACCTATTTTTATTTATTTATTACATGTTTTTTAGACAAAAAAAAGCCCAAAAATAAGCTATTTCTATGCTTATTCTTGAGCTTTTTTAATTATTACTTATTAAATTGTAATACTGTAAATACTTAGAACTACAGTTATATTGAATATATCATACTGTCATTGGAGCGTGTGTTACTCACTAGCTAACGAATTTTATGAATTTTATGGTTTTAGATCAACTATCAAATAGATTTTC